GCCTAGTTCAGGATAGTCTCTAGAGAAAGGTTCGCCCGCATGGGGCTCCTGATGGTATCTGCTGAAGAACTTCGCCAAGGTATAAGACCTGTTGGCCACGTTATTCTTCTTAACCACAATCCTCCGGTAGTTCCTCATCTCCTGTTTATCGCCCTTTTGCGTACCAGGGTCCCGCCCATTCATCAGCTGAAAATATCTCAGCGCCAATACCTGGCGCATCTCGCTGGAGTCACAATGAACGTTCATTAAGGCCCTTAGGTTACCCACAGAACAGAACTTCTTACCTCTTAAGATCGTCTTAGGTGCAAGGTCTTTGTTCGCAAAATGCTTCATTTGATGCGTCCCGCCTTGTCCCCCAGTGACTGATACCTTTAAGAAGGAAACTTTTTCTTTGTCGCACTGATTCACTAAGTCATCAGCAGTGTCGTCGAACTCGTCGAAGCACCACTCCTCAATAGGGATGTCGAGTGAGCAGTATTTCTTGGCCCATCGGGCGACAAGATGCCACTTCACAGTCTCCCCTTCAGGAATAGATGCCTTCACCTCTGTATCATCTCCAGCGATGATCACCTCCATAGGGTATTTCGACCCGTCGCGTCGGCGCAGATGTGGACAGAAGTGACGTATACAACACCAGTCTATCCAGTTAGACAACGTAGAAATCCACGAAGTCAGAGGAGTCCCTGATGGATTCCCATCTTGCAAAAGGTAGGTAAATCCTCCTGGTGTCACCACCTTTAGATTGCATAAGTTGTAAGTTATTGCGAAGAACACTCTATCGACCAAGCCGGATTTAGGAAAACACGCGCGTATAAGGCTCAATACAATGACCTTGTGTTTCCTTGTCCTACTTGAGTCGTGTGATTTTGCGTCAATTGCAATGAATACGTTCGGTTCTGTTGTAGTCCCGTCGGGGCACATAATCTCTTCATTCTTCCAGCGCACATATCTTTCGTAGCCCAGTTTCTGCATCGAGTGGCCTAAGAAGTTGAATCCACCGTCGAGCTTTTTGAAAGCGTTTGTGAGGGGCTGACTGAACAGCATAGTTATAAGGTCCATAGAGAATACGTTGTATAGTACCGCTCGAGATTCAGCGTTGTCGTCATGGGGCGACTTGTTTCTGCGCCATCTTCCGCCGACCATCCACTCAAAACATGCTGGATAGTATTCCCGTGTAAAGATCCCCCATAAGATACGCGCGTCTTTGTAAGCCTCCGACCATGCTTCACCTTTCTTCGAGGGTGCATAGTCGAAGCCTGCTTCTGCCCTCCACTTTATCTTCAGGTCAAAGATTGACTCAAAAGATGGCGCCTCCAATGCGGGAAGAACTAGCTCATGGCTATAAGCTCTGATCGCTTCAAAAATCTTCTGGTAT